GTTCAAGAATCGCATCATTGATGGCGGTTTCACTATAAACCAGCGTGGCTATACATCAGGCACTTCACTATCGTCAGGTTCTTACGGACACGACAGATGGAAGGGCGGTGCAAGCGGTGGCACATATACCTTTACACAAGGCTCTACTGGTGTTAATACGACCATTACGATTACCGCTGGTTCTATTATTCAAGTCATTGAAGGTGCTAACTTACCTGAAGGCGGTACTTATGTCTTATCGTGGACAGGCACAGCCCAAGGCAAGATTGGTTCAGGTAGCTTTGGTGCAAGCGGAATAACAGGAACAATTACTGCGGGAACAAACACTAACATTGAATTCAATACAGGCACTTGTGGCAATGTTCAATTAGAGGTAGGCTCTACAGCTACTAGCTTTGATTACAGACCTTATGGAACTGAATTGGCTTTGTGTCAGAGGTATTTTCAAACATATACACAACCACCACTAAGAGGTGTAGTTAATGCAACAAATGGTGCTGGAAGAATGGCAATGATTTTGCCTGTTGTTATGAGGACATCGCCTACAGCAGTTGTTGGTGCTATGAATGTATATGATGGCGGCACAAGTTCAGGAGCAATTAGTTCAGTAGATGCTTCTTTTCTTGACCCATTTCAAGTAGAGTTTGATTTTGGACTTTCAGTTAATACTTATGTAGTTGGAAGAGCTGCTACTGTATATCAAAATGGTTCTGCTTCTATGACATTATCTGCGGAGTTATGATGTATAAACAATGTAAAAATTCAATTACTGGCACAATTACAAATTGTGTAATTCGGACAACTGACAGTGCTTGCATCCCATTCGATAATGCCAATGTCGATTTTCAGAACTTCAAAAAAGAAGTCTTAGCTGGTGCAGAACTGCAAGATGCCGATGGGAATGTGATGACGGATTCTGCGGAGTATGTAAGGACATTGCCGTGACTGAAGCTGAACTCAAACTCCTAAGCCACGAAGAAGTATGTAAAGTTCGATACGAACAGATACATGCTAGACTAAAGAGACTAGAACAGATTCTCCTCGGTACTGCTGGATTCATTATTGTAACCTTGTTAACATTAGTGTTAAAATGAGAGAAATCTCAGTTGGTAAGAATCTTACCGCTAATACCTTAACAACGCTGTACACTGTACCACGCCAACATACTGCTAGGTTTTATAACTTATATGCACATAATGCAGGTGGCAGTACAAAACACTTTAGTGCTTGGTGGTATGACAAGAGTGAAAACACAGAGATTATTATTTTATTAGAATACAATTTAAGTTCTAAAACTTACTTACACCTAGATGGTCCTTCTTATGTTTTTTTAGAAGAAGGCGATGAAATTAGAGTTAGGTCTGAAACAGGTTCTACTGTTAGCGTTATCATTACATTAGAGCAAGAATATAAGTCAACCAATCAACACGGATAATTATTATGCCACTCGCTAAAGGTAAATCACAGAAGACAATCAGTAAGAACATTTCCAAATTGGTTAAAGAAGGTCGTCCTCAGAAGCAAGCTGTTGCAATCGCTTTATCAACCGCTAAAGTAGCTAAACCCAAGAAAAGGAAATAACATGCCAATGGTCAAAGACAAGAAGTTCCCTTACACCGCTAAAGGTAAGAAGGAAGCTAAGAAGTATGCTAAGAAGACTGGTGCTAAAATAGTGGCTAAACCAATGAAGAAGATGGGAGCTATGCGTGGCTACTAAGCCGGGTCTCTATGCCAATATCGCAGCTAAGCGTCGTCGTATCGCTGCTGGTTCAGGCGAAAAGATGCGTAAGGTTGGCTCTAAAGGTGCGCCATCGGCTAAAGACTTTAAAGACGCTGCTAAAACAGCTAAAAAGAAGAAATAATGCCTAAGAAGGAATATCAGAATCCAGAAGGTGGTTTAAACGCCAAAGGAAGGGCTTATTTCAAGCGAACTGAAGGAGCTAACCTCAAACCTCCAGTTTCTGCTAAAGCGGCTCAAAAGTCCCCTAAAGCAGCTAAAAGGCGTAAGTCTTTTTGTGCAAGGATGGGCGGTGTTAAAGGTCCAATGAAGGATGAAAAAGGTAGACCAACAAGAAAAGCATTAGCACTCAAGAAATGGGATTGTTAAAGAATGGCAACTACAACATACTTACAAGCAGTTAATAGCGTACTTCGTCGCCTACGGGAGAATGAAGTATCGACTGTTAATGAGACAGCTTATAGCAAGATGATTGGCGAATTAGTCAATGATGCTAAATCGTCTGTCGAAGCTGCTTATGGCTGGAATGCTCTTTCTGAGACCCTAACAGCTACTACAACAACAGATATATTTAGTTATGTGCTAACAGGCTCTGGTGTGCGGTTTAAGGTATTGAATGTTATCAACGATACTTCTAATACTTTCTTACGATTAGCACCAATCTCGTACATGACACAGCAGTTTCTGCCTACGAATCCGCAGAAAGGCAGTCCACAGTATTATAACTTTAACGGACAGGATGCTAATGGAGATACCTTAGTAGACTTGTTTCCGATTCCAGATACTGCATATACGATTCGATTTAATGTCATATTGCCGCAGCCAGCAATGACTTCTGATAATACCATTATCAAAGTTCCTGCCGATGTGGTAATCCTAAATGCCTATGCTAGAGCAGTTGTTGAGCGTGGAGAAGATGGCGGATTGCAGTCTTCCGAAGCCTATGCTTTAGCTCGTAACTTAATGGCTGATTATATTGCCCTTGAGTCTAATCGTTATGTTGAAGATACTAACTGGGTTCCAAGTTGAGCAAACAGATTGTTACATCGTCTATATCCGCACCGGGCTTTGCAGGACTAAATCTACAGGATGCGCCTACCTCACTAGAGGCTGGATTTGCGTTAACTGCAACAAACTGTATTATTGATAAGTCTGGTCGTATTGGGGCTAGAAAAGGTTGGACACCTTATTTACCAACCAATACTGATTTAGGCACTGCAACAGTTAAAACTATTGCACAGTTATTGTCGCCAACTGCGAACAATAATCAATTATTTGCTGCAGGTAACAATAAGTTATTTCTGTCTACTGGTACAGCATTAGCTCAAAAGTTAGTTAGAAACAGCACAGATACTGCTAATGTCACACACACTATTAGCAACAGTAATTGGCAAGTCGCATCAATTCCAAATGTTACTAATTCTAGAGCAAGAGCAGTTATGGTACAAGCAGACCATAAACCGCTGTACTTTAGTTATTCAAGTGTTACCAGTGCATACATTTTCCAGACACTGTCGGATGTTGCCACGCTGCCTAACACACCAGTAGCACATACTACAAGTACTTTTACACCAAACTGTGCATTATCCGCTTATGGTCGAGTTTGGGTTGCAGACATTGTTAACGATAGACAAACAGTCTATTTTAGTGATTTATTAGACCCACTAAACTTCCTTACAGGAACAGCAGGGTCGTTGAACATTTCTGAAGTTATCGGTGACGGTGACTTCATTGTTGCACTAGCAGCACACAATGGCTTTTTAATTATCTTCTGTCAAAATAAGATAGTAGTCTTTGCCAATGCTCAAGACCCTTCGGTGTTAAGTTTATCAGACACCATTAATGGTATTGGCTGCGTAGCACGAGATTCGGTACAAGCCACAGGCACTGATATTGTCTTTTTATCTGCCACTGGTGTGCGTAGTTTATCAAGAACAATTCAAGAAAAATCCATGCCAATGCGGGATATTTCTAAGAATGTCAGAGATGAATTATTAGTTTCATTAGCAGGAACATCGGATTTAACAACCATTAAATCAGGATATTCTAGCACTGAGGCTATCTATGTCTTATCATTCTCAGAAGATGATATTGCTTATTGTTTTGATATGAGAGGAACACTCCCAGATGGTTCTGCTAGAACAACAACTTGGAATACTATCACACCTACAGCATTCTGCACAACTGTTAACAGAGAATTTCTTATCGGGAAAGCGGGATATGTTGGGTTATACAACGGATATAATGATAATGGCAGTTCTTACCGCATGGTTTATTATTCCAGTTATTTTGACTTCCAGCAACCCACCACATCAAAAATCCTAAAGAAAGTAGAAATGCTTGTCTTGGGAGCACAGAATCAAGATATTACACTGAAGTGGGACTTTGATTTTAAACGAGCATATCAATCTTCAACGATTACAGTTGACCCAACAAGCATTGCAGAATATGGTATCGGGCAGTATAATATTGATAAGTATTCTGGAAGTATTATTATATTTAATTTAAACTTAAATGCTGGTGGCACAGGTAAAGTTTTACAACTTGGCTTTGAAACCGATATTGATGATAACGCAGTGTCTATTCAAAAGATAGATGTATTTGTTAAAGGCGGAAAAACACTATGAGTAACTATACAAAAGCAACAGACTTTGCAGCTAAAGATGCGATGTCGTCTGGCAACCCAGCAAAGATTGTTCGTGGAACAGAGATTAACACAGAGTTTGCTGCGATTCAAACTGCAGTCAATAGCAAAGCTGATTTAGCTGGTCCAACCTTTACTGGTACCCTTACTGCTGTTACCTTAGCCGTTACAGGTAACGAAACAGTTGCTGGCACTTTAACTGTAACTGGTGCGTTAGAGGCTGCGTCAGTCGATGGCGGGACATTCTAATCATGGCAGAGATTATCGACAAACAGATGTCTGCTACGGAGATTATTCGTAAAGACCTAGAGCGTGGTGGTTTAAGCAAACAAGAAGACAAGTTCTTCAAGAGTTTAGCTGTTATGATTCAACAGAATAAAGCTGTTGTTGTTAGACACAATAACACTGTGTTTATCGGTATTCGTAAAGAACCGGGTGTATTAGAAGTGCATATGTATACAGTAGACACTCCTAATATGCTTCTTGGTGCAATGAAGGTTGGAATTGATGCAGTCAAGAAAGCTGGTATAAAGAAGTTAGTATCTGAAACTGATAACTATAAACTAATAACAATGATGCAAAAGATGAACTTACCTGTAGAAGTAAAGAAGAATGGTAAGTCATTTGCATGGTCACTGGAGATTAAATAATGGGTGGCGGAGGCGGATTTGTATCAGCGATAACAGACCCCATTTCTGATGTACTAGGTACTTCAGGCGGGGGTGGTGGTCTCTTAGGCGCTGTAGAAGATGTTGGTGGGTTCATTGGTGATGCTGGTAAAGTTATTGATGACGCAGTTATACAACCAATTGTAGATGACCCAGTTAACACTGCAATTAAACTTGGTGCTTACTATGTTGGTGGTCCTTTAGGAAGTGCCGTAGCAAGCGCTGGTATTTCAGCCGCACAAGGCAATGACATTGAAGACATCGCTAGAGATGCCGCTGTTTCGTATGTTGCTGGTCAGGTAGGCGGTCAAGTAGGTGGTGCTGTTGCGGGTGAAACAGGTTCACAGTTAGCCGGTAACTTAGCACAAGGCGGAACATCTGGCGCAACAAGTGCTGTGTTGTCTGGAAGAGACCCAGTAACAGGATTATTGTCTGGTGTTACCAATGCTGGTATTAGTGCCGGTGTCGGCTCAGTCGTAGATGCAGGAGCAAACTTATTTAATCAAACAAACACAGGAAGTACAGGTATGGACGGACTATTTAATACTACTGGCGAAGACTTTAACATGGGCGGCATATTTAGCGGCACAGGTGAAGACTTTAACATGGGTGGAGGTTTATACGGACAGTTTGACATGAACACTGGAACTGGTGAAGACTTTAATCTTAGTGGAAACCCTGAGTTTAATGCCTATTCAGCTAGTCTTCCCGGCTTTGCAGATTATGCTAAAAAGTTTGGTATTGAAGCAGCAAAAGCATTATTTGGTATCAAAACAGGAGGCACTGCTGGACAAGGTGGCGCAGGTGGTGCCGGAACACAAGGAGGTTTACTTGGTGCTGGTGCTAACTATTTCTTGTCTGACGCTGCTCGTAGAGCAATTCAGTCTGCTTCACAGCAGTCAACTCAACAGCAATTAGAAGCTACTCGTAGAGCAGAACAGTTTGCTACATTTAAACCAGTTGGCGTAACTACCGCTTTTGGTCAATCACAGTTCCAATTTGACCCAACAACAGGACAACTTGTATCAGCAGGATACACTGCTACTCCGCAAGTTGCTGCACAAAGAGAAAGATTATTTACTTTAGGTGCTGAAGCACTGCCAACTACTGCAGACACAGCTGAACTACAACGGCAATACATTGCTCAACAGCAAGGTCTATTAGCACCAAGTCGTGAGCAACAATTATCTCAGTTACGCAATCGTCAGTATCAGCGTGGAACAACTGGTTTAGCTACTGGTGGAACTGTAGCTGGATACGCTCCCAATGCTGCTGGTTTAATGGCTACAAATCCTGAGATGGCTGCTTATTACAATGCACTTGCAAGGGAAGACGCTACTTTATCTGCTAACGCTCCTACCTAT